GTGCGCAACTGCAGCGGATCGAGTCCGCGCCGTGGGAGTGGTTCAAATCGCGCGCCTCATTCGGCGGCAAAATCCGCGCAATGGCGCAGTGGGATTCGATCCGGCGCGTCGTGCGGTGGTACTACGAAGATTTTTACCAAACGGCAGTCGCTGGGGTGTACCAAGGCGGCGTCGCATACGCGCCAGTTTTCGACCGCTGGGGTCGCTTCGCCAGCAACGCGACGGCGATTGCGTATGTCAGCGACAGCGTGCCAACCATGACGAGCGAGGCTCGGCCGCGACAGAATGTGCCGCTGGTGATGGACGCGACGACGTTTGGCTGCCGCGTGTACCGCGGCCCTGCTGCGGACACGACGGCGACGACGCACATCATTGGCGATGACGTCGACCACAGCGTCCTGACGGGCGTTCGCCTGCGCGTGACCGGCTCGCCGTTCAGCATGCTCTGCCTGCCGCGGTGGCGCAACGACCTGTCCGACCTGGCGTCGCCGTGGACGATCGGCGACGCGGTTCTGCGGACCGCAGACGGGCGGTACGACGTGTCGCACTCCGCGCGCTGGCACATGCTTGAGTTTCGCCAATCCGGCATGTTTGAACTGCACGGGTTTCGCGTGGACGCGCCGCGGGCTGGCAAGCGATGAGGCGGCCCGTACAAGTCGAAGGGCTAGACCTGCCGCTGCCGGCGCTGCGCGAAATGCGAACGCTGGCGAGCTTCTACAACACCTTCGCCGGCCGGCTGTTTACCGGCGAGGGCTCGCCGGAGGGCGTGATTGCTGCGGACCGCGGTGCGCTGTATCTGCGCACGGACGGCGGCGCTAGCACGACGCTTTACGTCAAAACGGCTAACGCAGGGCTTAAAACAGGCTGGACCGCAAAATGACCTACCAGGAACTGATCGACCTGTACATGCGCTCCGGCGGCATGGCGCCGCGCGCACCGAGTTACGCGCCGACCGGCGAGGGTGGAAGCTTTACTTACGATCCGGGCGGCTCGCAAGCGGTGCAATTGCCGGACGGGCGGACCGCGATGGTCAACGCCGACGGGACGATCACCATCTCGCAATTGAACGACGGCCGCGACCGCGAGACGGTCACGCGGATGACGCCGGACGGGCAGGCGACGACCGAGGAGCGGGAGTACGACCGGAACGCAAACTTTCGGCGCAGTCTAGCGGGGGCAATTGGAGTAGGCGTCGGCGGCCCGTTGCTGGGCGGGTTGGCGAGCGCATATTTGGGCGGTGCCGGGGGGCTAACGGCGGCCGAACTGGCGGCGATTGGCGGGTCCGAAGCGGCTGCGCAGGCAGGCAGTGCGGCGCTTGCGGGAGGCGCCGGTACGGCCGCTGGCGGCGGGCTGACCGCCGCGGAGCTCGCCGCCATCGGCGGGTCGGAGACGGCTGCGCAGGCGGGCAGTGCGGCGCTTGCGGGAGGCACAGTAGTCCCTCCCGCTGCCCCTGCGCCTCCCGCACCGCCGACCGCAGCGGGCGCCGGCATGCTGGGTAGCATCGGGTCGGCGCTCGCCGGCAATCCGGCGCTGGCCGGCGCGACATTAGGCGCGATCGCGGGCGCTGCGGGCTCTCGTCCCGAGTCGCAGACGCAGACCAACACGCAGAGCCTGCCGCCGTGGTTGCAGCCGTACGCGGAGTCGTTCCTGCGCCGCGCGGACGCGCTGTCGCAGCAGCCGTTCCAGGAGTACACCGGGCCGGGCGTGGCGCCAATGACGCCGGACCAGACGCTCGCCATCGACCAGGCGCGGCATCTGGCGGTGAACGGCGATCCGCTGGTCGGCCGCGCGCGGGATCAGCAGTCCGCGCTGCTCGCCGGGCAGATGCTCGGGCCGAATCAGTTCCTCGACCGCTACGCGCAGGGCATCGGCGACCGCATGGGCGAGGCGTATGCGACGGGCACGCGCGCGGGGCTCATGGGCCGGCAGGCGATGGGCGGCGGCACGCTGAACAACAGCAGCGCGTTCGGGCAGACGCTGCAGAACAGCGACCGCGCGTTCGGCGATGCGCTCGGGCAGACGATGAATCAGTTGTACTACGGCAATTTCCGGGACGAGCGCAACGCGCAGGATGCCGCCGCGCGGTCGTCGCTGGGCTTCGCCGCGGACCAGCGGGCGAACACGCAGGGGCTTTTGTCCGCGGGCATGTTGCAGCAGCAGCAGCAGCAGAACGTCAACAACTACCAGCGGTCCGAGTTCGACCGCCGTCAGCAGTATCCGTATCAGCAACTCGACGTGCTGCGCGGGGCGATCAACCCCGCATTCGGCGGGCAGTCGTCGGCCACGCGCACGGACCCCGGCGTCAGTCCGTGGCAAGGCGCGCTCGGCGGGGCGCTGTCGGGCTGGGCGATCGGCAACAACCTGTTTGGCGGGCAGCAGCAGAACAGCACCACGCAAGGGCCGACGCAGCCGCAGGCGCGACCGTTCACCGACTACTGGAATTGGAGGCCGCAATGAGTCTTCTTGGGCCGACTATCGACCCGCTGTCGCTCGGCCTGCTGTCCGCGGGCTCGGCGCTCATGTCCGGCCGGCGCGGGCTCGCGCAGGCGCCGATGGCGTTCGCGCAGGGGCTGTTGAGCGGCCAGGATGCGCAGCGGCAGGCGGCGGCGCAGGCGCTGCGCGAGCAGATGATGCGCGAGCAGATGGACATGCAGCGCGGCAACATGGAGATGCAGCGCGAGCGGTTCGGGATGGAGCGCCAGCGGTTCGGCCTCGACTTGCAGCAAATGCAGCAGCAGCAGGCCGCGGCAGCGCAAGCGGCGAAGTTCCGCGAAGATTTCATCGCCGAGGCAGCGCAGCGCGATCCGTCGATCGCGGCGCTCGCGCGCGTCGACCTGAAGGCAGCCATCGACCGCGCGTTCCCGAAGCCCGAATGGCGGACGTGGTTTGACGAGCGCACCGGCCGGGAGACGCAGGGCTACGTCGCACCCGGACAGGCGCCGCAGATGGTTGGCGGCCAGCGACGCACGCTCGAGCGCGTCGATACGGGCGCGGATATCCGCTTCGTAGACCCGTTCGAGCAGGCGTCGCCGATCCCGCGGCAGATGACGCCAGGCGAGCAGCAGTCCGCGCGGGATGCGGCGGCGGGCCGTGGCGTGACGATGCGCGGCCAAGACCTGACGGATGCCCGCGCGCGCGAGATGGGCGGCCGACCGGAGTACGACCCGGAACGTGGTGCGTGGGTCTACCGCCCGACGGGCGCAGCGCCGAATGGCGCGATGATCCCGGCCATCGGACCGGACGGCAAGCCCGTGCCGCCGAAGGTCGACGCCAACACGCAAAAGGAAGTCTCGGGCATCGACGCGGAACTGCGCACGATCCAGGAGGCGATCCGCGGCGTGCAGCGCACGCCCACCGCGTTCAGCATGTCGCGCGGGTTGGCGACGCTGGCGGGCACGGTGCCGGAGAGTGTAGCCGGCCGCATGGACTCGCCGCAGGAGCGCGAGACGCGTGCGTTCGTGTTCAACGTTGTTTCCAAGTCGATCAACGAGCGGTCGGGCGCGGCGCAGACGGCGCAGGAACTAGCGCGGCTGCGTTCGTTCCTGCCCGCGGAGACGGACAACGCCGACCAGGTTAAAGACAAGCTCAACGGATATGAACGCTATCTGCGCGAGCGGCGTGGCGCGTATGAGCGGCCGGGCGTTCGGCCCGCGCCCGACAGCCTGCCCGGCCCGCGGCGCGATAGGGCGCCGACGGCTTTTGACATGCTGCCGAACGCGCGTGAGTACGACGGCAAGACTGCCCGCGACACAGTGTCCGGCAAGACCTACCGCAGCGAGGGCGGCAGGTGGGTGGAGATGAAATGAGTCGCTTCGTGATTGAGGACGCGCCGGCAACGCAGGGGCGGTTCGTCATCGAGGACGGGCCGGCTATCACGATGCCGAACGAGCAGCAGCGACTGGAGAACGCCTACGCCGAGATGGCTCGCCGTAACAGTTTTGCCGGCAACGTGTTGGACGGTGCGGCCACCGCGGCGCAGCGGTACGGGCTGGGCATCCGCCAGATGTTCGGCGGCGGCACGCAGGCCGATCGCAACGAATTGGCCGCGGCCGACAAGGCGTTCGGCTCCACAGTGGGCGGCAAGGTCGGGGACGTGCTCGGTACGGCCGCACCCGCGGTGCTCGCCACGATGGTGCCGGGCGGCAACACGCTGCTCGGGCAGGCGCTCGTGGGCGCCGGCATGGGCGGTGCGATGCCCGCTGACTCTGCCGCGGAGCGGGCCGCGAACACGGCGATCGGCGGCGGCATCGGCGCGGCGGCGAAGGTCGGTGGTGACAAGATCGCGCAGTGGGTGGCCGGGCGCGCCGCAGCCAGTGCGGCGAAGCAGACCGCCGCAAACGAGGTGCGGGACACCGCGATCACTGCCAGTCGCGCGGCCGGGTACACGATCCCGCCGGCATCGGCGAACCCGACGGTCGCCAACCGCATGCTGGAAGGATTCGCCGGCAAAATCTCGACGGCGCAAGGTGCTGCCATCAAAAACCAGCCCGTCACCGACGGGCTCGTGCGGCAGGCGCTCGGACTGGCAGACGACGCCCCGCTGACGCGCGAGGCATTGGCGGGCATCCGCCGGCAGGCGTCCGGCGCCTATGGGGCTGTGCGCGGGCTTGGCGAGGTTGTGCCCGACGGCGCGTTTGTGCAGTCGGTAGACGACATCGGCGCGCGCTTCAACAGCGCCGCGAAGGACTTTCCGAAGGTCGTCAGCAAGGAAGCGGCGGAACTGGTCGAGTCGTTCAAGGTTGAACGGTTCAACGCCAACAGCGCGGTGGACGCGATCCAGGTTCTGCGCGAGCAGGCCGAGGCCAATCTGGCGCCGTTCGCGAAAGGCTCCGAGAAGGCGCTAGGGCGTGCGCAGCGGCAATTGGCCGATGCACTAGAGGCGCAGCTCGAGCGGCACGCTACCGCCACCGGGTCGCCGGAGGCCGTCACTGCGCTGCGCGAGGCGCGCACCACGATCGCCAAGACCTACAGCGTCGAGAAGGCGTTGCGCGAGGGCACGGGCAGCGTGTCGGCTCGCGAACTCGCCAAGCAACTGGCGAAGGGCAAGCCGCTGTCGGGCGATCTCAAGACCGTAGCGACGATGGGGCAGAACTTCCCGCGCGCAGTGCAGGACATCACCAGCAGCATGCCGGGCGTGTCGCCGCTAGACTATGGCGTCGGCGGCATGGCAAGTGCTGTGACTGGCAGCCCGGCGGCGCTGGCGATGATTGCGGGCCGCCCCGCGGTGCGGTCCACCATCTTGTCGCCAGCGTTCCAGCGGATGGCGGTCAACGCGCCGAACTATGGACCGGGGATGCTGACGCGCGGCTCGGCCGGACTGCTTGGCAGTCCGACGGGACAGATGCTGATCACCTCCGGGCTGCTCGGCGAGGCCACGCGATAGGCCGGAACAACACGCGCCGAACCTTCCCGTCCGGGAGCAGTCGCCAGATCGCCCAGCAGATCGGCCGCACGATCAGCACGAGCAGCACTAGTGCGATCAGCGGACGCAAGACCAGTGCCAACGTCAATGTTCCCATGCCCGCATCCTGCCACACCTAGCCCGCGGACGAAACGCCATGTCCCAACGCCAAGAAGTCGCAGCCGAGAGTCTGCGCGCGGTCCCTGCCATCGCCGCCGCCGGGTTCACGGTCGGCGGGGTCACGCTGCAGGACTGGGTGCTGATCGTCACGCTCGTCTACATCATCTTGCAAATCGCGTACTTGCTGTTCCGGTGGCTGAGGCTCGTCAGCCAGCCCAGCAAACGCATCGACACGGAGTCGGGCGAATGATCCTCATCGACCTGTGGTTCTGGCTCGCCGCGCGGGCCATGCTCATGTGGGTGCTGCGATGATCGAGACGCTGCTGTCGTTCCTGGGCGGCTCCGCGTTCCGGATGGTGTGGGGCGAGATCGCGTCCGCGTGGACGAAGCACCAGGAACACAAGCACGAGCTTGCCATGTTGCAGGCGCAGGCGCAGATCGAGGCGCAGCGCCACGGCCAGCAAGTCGAGATGGTGCGGCTGCAGACCGAGGCACAGGTGTCCGTGGTCCGCGTGCAGGGCGAGGCGGACATCGCGCGCGGGGAGACGGACGCTTTCGTGGAAGCCGTGCGCGCCACCAGCCGCAGCGTCGGCGTGGCTTGGGTGGATGCGTGGAATGGCGCCATCCGCCCCGGCTTGGCGACGATGGCGGCGCTGCTCATCGCAGGGCACTTCGCCCGCAGCGGGTTCGCGCTGGACGAGCAGGGATGGGCGCTCGTGTCCGCGATCATCGGCGTGTACATCGCCGACCGCAGCCTCGCCAAGCGCGGGAAATGACGGACGACGCGCTGCCGATTGTCGAGGCGCTGTGCGTGCGATTCGAGGGCGTGTACCTGCACCCGTACCTGTGCCCCGCGGGCGTGGCGACGATCGGCGTGGGCGCCACCCGCTATCTCGACGGCCGCGCGGTGCGGCTGTCCGACCCGCCGATCACGCGCGAGGAAGCGATGGCGCTGCTGCGGCTGTCGCTCGAGCGCGAATACATGCCGCAGGTCATCGCGCTGTGCCCCGGCGTCGACACGCCTGGCAGGCTCGCGGCGATCACTGACTTCGCGTTCAACTGCGGTGTCGGTGCGCTGCGGGCGTCGACCCTGCGCCGCCGCATCAACGCCGGCCAGTGGGACGACGTGCCCGCGCAGTTGATGCGCTGGGTGTTCGCCGCCGGCAAGCGGCTGCGCGGGCTCGAGCGGCGCCGGGCCGCGGAAGCCGCGCTCATATGACCCGCACAGGCCGCTAGGAGGCTGCTATGCGACTCGCTGCCCTCGCCCTCGCCGCAACACTAGCCGGGGTGCCGGCAGCGGCGTCCGACCCGCCGATCTGGCTGGGCGTCATCTGCGACGGCCCGGTCCCGGTCGGCATGCAGATCCGCGCCACCCGCGCCGCGGAGACGGTCGTAACGCTGGACGAGCTCGTGGCGTTCTGCGTGTCGCAGGCGCCCGCGCAGCCGCAGCGGCAGACGTGGCGGGGGACGACTTGAGTAAGCGCCGCAAGCAGGACGTACCGGCGCCGCTCGTGCGCGTCACGTTCATTGACCACGCCATGAGCGCGCACCCGCACTGGCACGACGGCGATCTGCCGCCGCCGCCCAAGACATCGCCGGCCGTTTGCGTGGCGGTCGGGTGGATGACGTTCGCGGACGACGACTGGCTGCAGGTGTTGCACGTTACGACCAAGCACCAGCACGGGCACTACTGCGACATTGCGCGCGCGTGCGTTGTGTCGGTCGAAGTGCTCGGGGGCGCGTGATGGCAGAACGCAAAGTCACAGACGCCGAACTGGCGGCGCTCCACAAGGAGCACGGCGGCTCGCCCACGCGCATGTCCGCGGCAATCGGCATGTCTGTACGCGCGCTCACGTCCCGCATGCGCAAGATCGGCATCCCGCCGCTGCCAGTCGGCCGGCCGACCATGGCGCCCGCGGCAAAGACGCTGTACGCCGTGCGCCCGCAAGGGCGGCTGGACGCCACCGTAGACGACGGCGTGGTGCTAGTGGGCAGCGACTGCCACTACTGGCCGGGCATCATCAGCACCGCGCACCGCGCGTTCGTGCGCATGTGCGCGGAGATGCGGCCGAAGGTCGTGGTGCTGAACGGCGACGTGTTCGACGGCGCATCCAACAGCCGGCACGGCCGGATCGAGTGGGAGAAGCGGCCGAGCGTCGTGCAGGAACTGCGTGCCGTCGAGGAGCGGCTGGCAGAGATCGAAGCCGCGGCGGGCGGCGCGTTGCTGGTGTGGGCGCGTGGGAACCACTGCATGCGGTTTGAGACGGCCCTGTCTGCGCAGTCGCCGCAGTACGAAGGCGTGCAGGGCTTCAGCCTGTCGCATCACTTCCCGGCCTGGAAGCACTGCATGGCGTTGTTCGTCAACGAGTCGACGGTGATCAAGCACCGCTACCGTGGGGGGATTCATGCAACCCGGAACAACACGCTGCAGGCCGGGATGACGACGGTCACGGGGCATCTCCACAGCCTCAAGGTCACGCCGCTGACGGACTACAACGGCACGCGCTATGGCGTGGACACGGGCACGATGGCAGACCCGTATGGCGATCAGTTCGCGTACAGCGAACTCAACCCGGTCGACTGGCGGTCCGGCTTCGCGGTGTTGACGTACTGCAAGCGGCGCTTGCTCTGGCCGGAGCTTGTGCATGTGATGGACGAGGGCCAAGTCGAGTTCCGCGGGCAGGTGATCGAGGTCTAGCGCGAAACTTTGGAGAATTTGCCAAAACGCCAAATTCTGCCGCGCGGCTAGGCTGTCCAATACTAGCCCACCGCACCCCGCCAATCCCGGCGGAATCGTGCCTCATCCGTAGGCAGCGAATTAGACAGCCGCAGCCTGCGGACCGAGTGTTCATGCGGTGGGCGGGTCGGTTCGGTCAGCAAATGACCGAGTACCTGATCCGGCCCGTAAACCCGCATGGATGCTGCGCGCGCGGGCTGGAGTATTGGACGTGTCCAATACTGTTGCGAACAACGGCGCATCAGCGCGGACGCGCTCACGCGCCATGTCGGCGTACTGCGGGTTCAGTTCCAGCAGAATCGCGCTGCGTTGCAGCCGATCCGCGACGAGGCCAGTCGTGCCCGCGCCGCCGAACGGGTCAAGTACGGTGTCGCCCGGCTTGCTGCCTGCCTTCACGCACAGTTCGGCTAGTGCGGGCGGCATGGTGGCAAAGTGCGCGCCGCTGAACGGTTCGGACGTGATCGACCAGACGCTGCGGCGGTTGCGGGTGTCGCCAATTTCTATCTTGCGACCTCGCGGCGCTGTCCGCTGCAGATCGGGGTCGGCCTTGTTGTTCTTTTGCTCTCCGGTGTAGTCAAGCACTTTCCCTGCGTGTGTCGCCGGTTCGCTTATCGCTGCCGCGTCGTAGTAGTACCGCTCGCGCTTCGACATCAGAAACACGTACTCGTGCGCTTTCGTGCAGCGGTCGCGCACCGACTCGGGCATCGGGTTCGGCTTGTGCCAAATGATGTCTTGGCGCAGATACCAGTCGTCGGCCTGCAGCGCGAAGGCGACGCGCCACGGGATTCCAATCAAGTCTTTTGGCTTAAGGCCGGCCAAGCGTTTCGGTTTGGCGGACTGCTTTGAAGCCATGCGGTTCATGCCGGCCGGGTTGAATTTTCCCCATGCTGAAGGGTCGCCTTCGGCGCGCGCCTTGTTGCATGGGGCATCCGGCGCAAACCCGCCGCCGCCGAGGTACGAGTCGCCGAGATTCAGCCACAGCGTCCCGTCGTCGCGCAGCACGCGCCGCACTTCGCGGAACACATCGACCATCTGCGCGACGTACTCGTCCGGCGTCTGCTCTAGCCCAATCTGACCGGCGACGCCGTAGTCTCGAAGGCCGAAGTACGGCGGGCTGGTCACGCATGTTTGGACGCTTGCGGCCGGCATCGCCCGCAGCAACTCGCGGCAGTCTCCCGTGCGAATGTCGATCACGCGCGCTTCCTCATCACCGGCCCCGCCACCACCGGCACGACCCGATCCCGCAGGTAGATCCGCGTTGTCCGCGCGTCGGTGTGCCCAAGCAACACACGCGCATCTATCCCCTGCGCCGCGGCGTCGGTCGCCGCCATCGCGCGGATGTCGTGGATCGTCGCGTCTGCGACCTTCGCGGCCGTGCGCGCGGCGACCCAGCGTTTGCGGATCATGGCGTAGGTGGGCGCGCTGAACCCGAACAGATACGGCGGGCGCAGCGCGTTCGGCCGCAGGGCGCGAGCAGCGTCGACGGCTGCGCGCAGGTCCGGCGTCCACGACACGACGAGCTCGCTGCCGGTCTTGCGCTGGCGGAAGTACACGCCGGCATCGGTCGCGTCCGCAGACTTGATCGCGGCGACGTCCATCACACGCTGCCCGGTCGCGTAGCACAGGTCCATCACCGCGCGCAGCAGATGGTCGGCGTGGGCGTGGATGCGGTGGTACTCCGCGTCGGTCAGCCTGCGCGTGCGCGGCGGGATCGGGATCATGTCGACGCTGACCGCCGGGTTGCTGGCGATGATCTCGTCGTCCACCGCCGCGGACAGGATCAGACGCAGCACGGTCAGCGCGCGGTTGGCCGTCGCGGGTGTGTCCTGCAGCCCGGTGCGCACCGCGAGCACGTCCCGCCGCGCCAGGTCGGCGGGGTCTAGCTGCGCCAGCATCTCGCGCAGCAGGCCGGCGCAGTGCCGGTACTGGCGCTGCGTTTCCGCGGCGTGCGGCTTGCCGGTCTTGGGGTGCCGCAGGATGCGCGGGAGCATGGCGTCGATCAGCGCGGGCATGCCGCCGGTCGCGCGTGGCGTCTCAAGCCTGCGCGCGTACTCACGCAGCGCCGCCGGCAGATCGGCCGCGAGTCGCGTCCACACGCCGCGGCGGACGAGGTAGTACGCGCCGTGCCTGTGGTACATGCACGCCGGCAGATGCCGGTCGTGCTTGCGCGGTCGATTCATCGACGTCTCTCCTGTAGACCACGAGCGTCCCGTCCGGGCGCACGCGATACGGTACGCCGATCGCGTGCAGCACCCTCCGCTGCGCGCTCGGCCGCACCCGCGCGGTGAGTGCGGCGAGGTCGGCGGTGGTCAGGATCACGTCGGCCGCCCCCCGCCGCTCATCGCTCATTCCCCAGCTCGAGGCCGCTGCCATCGAGCACGGCCGACAGCGGGATCGACGTGTCGCGGCCGTAGACCTTGACGCCGCCGAGATGGCGCGCCAGCTTTCGATACCCCGACTCGCAGGCGCCCTGCTTGCGCAGCAGCGCAAATGTCGTATAAAGCA